GACGGCCATGCCCTCATCGAGGATCTGTTGACCGATCGCCCCACCGATCGCCGGGCCTTCCGCCGCGAGGGCCTGCGTCAACGCATCGGCGGCTTGTTGGCTCGCGCCACCGGCCAACGCTTGATTGCGTACGGCCTGGAACACGTTCCCGGCCCAATCGGCTTGCGCGACCTGGTTCCGGAACCCTTGCAGCAATGAGACACCGGTGCTCGCGCCGGCCTCCCCGAATTGCCCGGAGAAGGCCGCACCTAGGTCGATGCCACCCATCAGCGACGATTGGATGCCTTCGGCGAAGTCATCGAACAAGCCCTGCGCGTCGTTGAGATTCTGCTCTAACCCATCCTTGATCTCAACGTACCAATCAACGAACGAACCCTTGGCGGCCTGGTAGATCGTTTCTTCCCCGGTCTCGATGGCGCGAGCCAACCGATCGGTCAGGTCCTCGCCAAGTTTTCCGACCCAATCGGTATTGCCCTCGATGCCGATCTTCAACCCGTCCATCAGGTCGTAGCCGATGTCCTCGAACACCTTCGACGGGCTTCGTGTCTGCGTTTCGTTACGGACAGCCGCCTCGGCGGCGCGTGCGGCTTCACGTGCAGCGCGTTCCATCGGGGGAATTCCGCCAGTGATTCCGCGCACAAGACCGTTCGCCATCATCGTGCCGATGTGGGTTCCCTGTTGTTTCGCCTCAGATCCAACGGTCGAACCGATGTATCCCATCTCGTCCTCGAGTTGACCGGCAATCGCGACGGATGCTACGTCGATGTATTCCTCGCCGAGGAATTCCTTCAACTGTGCCGCGTCGATGCCTTCGTCGATCAACTGTTGTTGAACGTCGGTCGTCATCTCGGCCCACTTCGTTGCGACCTCCCCGGTCGTCGCGCCGGTGGCCTCGGCCCACGTTGTCAGTTCGCGTTTCTTCGCCTCGAACGCGCCGAGCACGACGTCGCGGTTGCGTTGCGCCGCCTTGCTTTCCCCGAGTAGATTCTTCGCCACCTTGCCTAGGGCCTCATCCAATCCCCGCATGTACGCGTTGGCTTCATCCTTCGCGCGGATCGCGGCGACGTTGGCGTCGAATATCGTGAACATATCGCTGATCATCTGCATCTGCGTCTTGGCTTCATCGGCGGCAGATTCGATGTCCTCTAGCCCGGCGGCGGCATCCTGGAATCCTGGAACGGCGGATGATGCCGCGTCTCCCGCGTTCGATGTTGCGATGCCGGCGTCACGCGCGGCGGCTTCCTCATCCTCGAACGCCTTCCGTGCAATGTTCGCGCCGTCGGCGACTTCCTTGAACGCGCCCGTGGTGTTGCTTCGCATCATGCGGGTGACGGGTCCGAGGTGCGCGTTGCGGAATTCGTTCATCTTGGAATTCATCGCGTCAAGTTCGTCGCCGCCGTTCGCGATCGCCGACGCCATCTCCCCGACGCTGATCCCGTACTCGTCGAGTTGCTTGATCTGATCCTCGCTGATGGCTTGACGCAACTTGAACGCGATCGCCGCGACACCCGCGTCGGTGAATGCGCCCGTGACCTTGTCGATCTCCTGACGCAATTCACCGGCCACGCCCTGCGCCCGCATGGATCGACCCATGAAGATCTCGATACCCAACGACAACGCGGCTATGGCGATGCCGGCGGGACCGAGGGATGCGACGAGGCCCTTGGCGGCCGCGCCGATGGTGCGGAACGCGAGGATGACTTTCTTCCCCATCACGCCGGCGGCAGCCGCGAACGCGCCCATGCGGGTCTGCGTCTTGATCATCGCCGTCTTGATCTCTAATTCCATTGTCTTGACGCGCGTGCCGATGCTGCGGGTGACCTTCGTGATACGAGTCAACAATTGACTCCACGCGCCCATCATGCTGCCGAGCATTGAGATGAGTTTCCCGCCGGCCCACATGACCGGACCCAACGCGGCAACGAACGCCCCGAGGATCAACACGGATGACTTCACCGGACCGGGCACCCGTTCCCATATCGACGTGAATTTCGACAGGGCACCGGCAGCGGATTCGACGATCTTCGTCAACGCATCCAACACACCGGACTCGGCGATCGCGATCATCGCGCCCTCGAACGCCGACTTGAGGCGCAACATCGAACCCGCGAGGCCTTCCATCTGTGTGTCGGCTATTTCTTCCGCCGTTCCACCGGATGCTTCCAGGTCACCGGTCAATTCCGTCAACGCGTCGGAACCCTGCGAGATCAACGCGGCCATCGCCGGCCCGGCTCGTTGCCCGAAGATGCTCATGATGTCGGCCGTGGTCGCACCCGAATCTTCCAACTGCCGGATGATGTCATTCAACGGCAAGAGGTTGCCGGATGAATCCAACGCGGACACGCCGAGGCGTTGCAATTCGCCGGCCGTCTTGGATGAATTCATCGTGAGGATCGACATCACGCGGGCGAGGGAGGTACCTGCGCGGGAACCTTGAATGCCGGCGTTACCCAACAGGCCGATGGCTGCGGATGTTTCCTCGAAGTCCGCGCCGGCCGACGCGGCGATCGGGGCGACGTACGACATGGCTTCGCCCAATTGGCCGAGGCTGGTGTTCGCGGACGTGAACGTCTTAGCCATCACGTCGACGGCGGAATCCAATTCGTCCGCGCCTTTGCCGAATCCTGTGAGCACGTTCGACGCGATGTCGGCGGCCTCGGCGAGATCCATCTGACCGGCGGCGGCGAGGTTCAACACCCCGGGCATGGCGGACACGATGTCGTTCGCCTCGAATCCAGCCATCGCGAGGAACGACATACCGTCGGCGGCTTGTGATGCGGAGAACGCGGTGGTGCGGCCGAGTTCCTTCGCGGTGTCCGACATGGCCGTGAAGTCCGAACCGGTCGCACCGGACACGGCGCGGACCTTGTTCATTGACTTCTCGAACGATGCACCCGCGACGACGGCGGCCGTGCCGACGGCGGCGATCGGAACCGTCACGCCCATCGTGAGGCTCTTGCCGACGCCCATCATGGCCTGACCGGTCGACGCGAATTTCTTCTGCGTCGCCGCCATCTGCGTCTGCAGCGCGGCAAGTTTCGTCTGAAGGTCGGACGTGTCCGCCCGGAATCTAGCGGTTACCGTTGTGTCTGCCACGGGTCACCGCCTCCCTTTGCTTGCCTTCTTCGACGCTTGATCGTGTTCCCACGCCCGCAGGTGTTCTAACGCGATCCATTCGCTCAGTTCCTCGGACGAGAGGGGACGGTGGCTTGGGCTGCCCTCCAACAGTTCAGCCACCGTCCTCCCCAGCCGTTGCGCTAACTCGAAGACGAATCGTCGCTCGGGGTGTTCGAGGAATCTTTTCCCGCTTCATCGTTCGCGTCCTTACCCAACCCGGACAACCGCAGCCCGACCTCGGCGATCTTCTCCACCGCCGCGCTCGACTTGGACAGGATCGCGTCCTTGTCAGCGTCGGTGAAGATAGCGTCGCCCGATTCCGGGTCGAAGCAACACGACACGACGATGTCGGGGTACATCTTCTCCATGTGCACCTGACCGGTGGTCTGGTCGTAGGACACTTTCTGCAGATGCAGCCGGTCGCCGGCGCTCATGCCCTTGACGAGGATGTCCACATCCCATTCGGGAATGCGAACGACCTCGCTCGGAATGTCGGTTGCCGCGAGGATCTTGTCGCGAAGGTTCACGTGTTGCTCCTTTGATTGGCCCACAAGGGGACGTGGATCGTTCGGTTCTGTTGTTGTGTTCGGGTTAGAACGTGGTCGCGGTGACGCCGCCGGTGACCTGGAGTTCCAGCGAATAGGTCACGACGTCGCCGACCGGGGAACCGATCTCGTACGACGTGATCAGGGCCTCGCCGGTGAACTTTGGGAGGCTGGACGTGGAACCCGACGGACCGTACTCGAACGACAAGGTGGACACCGAGCCGGACTTGAGGTTGGCGATGTCGCCGTTGATCATCGTGTCGACGGTCGCGTCGAACATTCCCGACAGGGAGATCGTCGCGTCGGCGAGGCCGGTGATGTAGGTCTTGTCGTTGTTGCCGAAGGTGGTGGTCTCGGCGGTCTCGATCTCGCGGGGCATCGTGATCTCGTTCAGGGTGTCCGAGATCGCGACGAGCGACGCGGCGGTGCCGTCGAGGGCGAAGTACGCAGACTTGCCGTGCTTGAACGTGGGCATGTGTTATCTCCTTGCTGCTGAGACGTGGTAGGTGACAGAGCCGGATGACCCGGCCAGGGTGGACAGGGTACGGAGATAACGGTTCACCGTTCCCGTGCTTGTGATCGACTCCCCATCCGTGGCGGACGCGGAGACGCTTGTGAAGGTGACGAGGTCCGCGTAGGTGGCGTTATCGGCGGAGTGTTGCACCTTGATTGTGGTCGCGCCGTCGCGCGTGTTGTCGGTGACGTGGAGGTTGAACAGGCCACCGGAGTAAGTCGCGGACCCGTGGTCGACCTCGGTCGTGGTCGCGGACGCGCTCGACGTGACTTCCGCGCCAGCCAACGACACGCCATGCAACAAGCCACCGTCGGCTTGCACCTCGGCGGAGATCGCGATGACGTCGGCGACGGGGGACGAGATCTCGTAGGACGTCAATTGCCCGTTGGCGAGGATCGCCCGGCGGCCGTTGACGTTGCCTTCCGGTAGGACCGTGAAGGTGTTGTCCTCGTTGCCGAGGGTGCCGTTCAACACTTCGTCGGACGCGCCGGCGGTGGAATCGAACAGACCCGAGGTGGAGATGGTGCCGTCAGCCAACCCGACGATGTACGTCTTGTCGTCGTCGGAGAACGTCGTGGTCTCGGCGGTCTCGATCTCCTGGGTCGTGGTTGCCTCGTTGAGGAACGGCGACATGTCGGTGCCGTTCAACAGGACGGCGGTCTTCTTGCCGTGGCGGAATGTGGGCATCAGGCCTCCTTCTTCGGAGACTTCGGCTCACGGCTGGTTGTGGTGGATTCGACGCGTTCGATGAGGCCCTGGTCCAACAACCAGGTCGCGGAACGGTTGGGGATGTCGTCGACGAGGTCGCCGGCTTCGACCCTCTTGCCGGCGTAATCGAGTCCCGTGAGGGCTTTGTAGGTCGCCATGTATTCCTCCGGGCAGGCGTGGTCCCGCCACCCGGGGGGACGCGGCCCACGTTCGAGGTGCAGGATCACGGCGGACACGTTGCTCAGGCAATTCTAGCATCGCGAAAGGCCCGCACCGATTGTTCGATGCGGGCCTCGCGGGTGATCGTGTTACGCGGTGACCTCGACGTTGGAGGCGGCGGTGAATTGCATCCCGTCGTCGGTCATGATGCCGACGCGGGTCTTGCCGTACCCGTCCTCGCCGATCCAACGGATCTCGCCGGTGGTGCCCTTGGGGACCTTGCGGCCGCGCACGACCGTCACGGTCTGGCCCTTGACCATCTCACCGTCGGCGACCTTGGTCGCGTGCATGGCCTGGTGGGCGGCGGCGCGATCGGGGTCGCACTCGTGCGGCGCGGACCAGCAGGTGTAGACCCACGACAGGTTACGGCCGGGTGATGCCGGGATGATGCGGCCGTTGTCGGTCTTGGCGACGTATTCGCCGCATCCGTCGCAGGTTCCGATCGTCGCGGTGTCGCGGTGATTCGCGCCCCAGCAACGCATCGTGGTCTTGTAGCCGTGCTGCATCTCGGCGGTGAAGCCGGGGCGCGTGGTGGTGGTGTTCATGTGGTCCTCCCTCGTTGTCATGGGTCAAAGGTAACACATCGGGGGGGTGGTGTCTCGCATTGGGGTCACGTGTCCACAATGTCCGAATTCCCCGGGAACCCCCAGGACGCCCTCTAACGGGTCAGGCCCGGCCGGGGTCCGACCACATTCGACAACGAGGAAAGCCCGCCCACGGCCGCCACAGGGCCGCCTAGCGGCCGATTCCCGGGCAACCAACAACCTCCGTCGGATCGAACCAGGGGCAGTAGTCCCGGCAGAACCCCCGCTTCATCTCCGGTCGGGGCGGATCAACCCGCGCCTCGACATCCGCCAGCCACGCCAACGCCTCCGCCGCGATCGACTCGTCGTACGCCTCGACGTGCGTCACGATGTCCCGATCCGTGCCATCCCGGGGAATCCCCACCAGGCACACCGAATCGACCGGCCGGTGTTGCGACATCAACCAGCCGTAGATCTGCACCTGCCACCGTTGTTGCTTCTTCGGGAAGTACGGAATCCCCGACAGTTTGATCGTCTTCCAATCGACGACCTCGTTGCGTTCGGTGTCGAAGCAATCCACGTGCCCACGAATCCCGTCACGCTCGACGGCCGTCTCGAGGATGAACCGGTCGTTGCCGGCGAGGTGCGTCTCGATCCACGAATGGATCGCGGTCCCCAGGCTCGACGCCAACCGGAACGTGCCCGGGTTCGTGACGGTGGTTCCTTGGATGCGATGCCACACCCGCCGCCGGCATCCACCGATCTCCGACGGTCCGATGCGTCGTTGCTTCGATCGCGCGGATGTGCCAGCCAACAACAGGTCGCGAACCTCGTCCGGTGTCATGGCTCAATCATGCACGAGGCCGAAGTATTCGACCTCACACCGGTAGTCGAAACAGACCGGGGCTTGCGCGGTGGGGACGCCGCAGACGCGGCAGACCGTCCACGTCGGCTCGATCGCGATCTCGCCGGATGCGTCGCGGTAGGTCATGCGATCACCTCCCAACGCAGGACGTCGCGGACGTATGCGCGGGCGTCGGCGAACGAGGTGTGTTGTTCACTCACGACCTCGGACCCGTCCGGGTCGACGCCGTCGGGCGCGTGGTGCACGTCCCAATACCCGTCGACCGGCCACGCCCAATAGACGCCCATCTCGCCGTCGCACATGCCGCGCCGGATGCGGCGGGGTGCGCCGATCATGACGCACCCGCCTCGATGATCGCGTCGCAACGCTCGACGATCTTCCACGCGGCTCGACGCAGGTTGCCGTCCGGGGATTCGTTGCCGTACGGGTTCCGGTTGCCGCCCTGGAACTCGAACCGGTACAACGCCTCGCCGCGCAGGAACTTCACGGCGTCGATCGACGACAAGTCGAACCGGATCGCGTAACCGCCTCCGCGCCGCACGCGTCGACGATCGTTCTGGAATTGCCCGATCACCTCCGCGATGCCGGCGCGGTTGGGCTTGGTGTCGAGGCGGCCGGTCTCGAGGTCGCCCCACCAGTCCCCGATCGCAGGCTCGACGTCGCAGGCCCACGACCAGGGCGCGTAGATCGTGTGGGTCATGACGCACCTCCGAACGCCTCGGGCATCTCGTCGCGGGTGTAGGCCATCCCGAACATCGGGCTGACCTCCTCGAAGCAACCCCGGCACACGACGACGTCCATGCCTTTCGCGGACGCGTTGCAGCATGGGGTCAGCGGGTACGCGATGCCGATCTCGTCGGACACGGCGATGAATCCACCGGTGCGCGGATCGACGATGTCGGTGATGGTGACGGACATGGGAACCCCCTCAGGTCCCGGGGCCACCCCCTCGGTGGCCGTGTGCGATAAGTGTAACACACCCCCACCGGGGCGTTACCTGGGGGTCAGGTCACCCCGCCGTCGTTGATCCCCTCCGTCACCAGGTCGTAATGCGGCGGCTCGTTCTCCGCCCACCCGAGGTTGATGTGACACGTCGTGCTCTGGTTCCCCGAATTGTAGAACCGCATGATGTACGTCGTGTCGTTCTTCAACGTGTGAACCTTGTCCGACGACGTCGCGCCGGCCGCCTTGTCCGATCCGATCAACTCCGACGCGATCACCGTCCCGCCCGTGATCGCCGACGCCGATTGCAATTCGACCGTGTGATCGTCGGCGAAGTTTCGGTTGAGGTTCCGTGCTGGAATCAAAGACCCGAACTTCGTCACCGCCGACGGCGCTTCGATCAACTCCGCCCGAATCGGTTCTTGCTCTGTCGTCAGATCGTAGAATTGGAATTCGACCTCGACGCCGTTCGTCGTCAACGCGAACGACACCGACGCCGTCTGAGGTACGGTGAAGAACCGCGCCATGAGAAACACGAGGCCACGCTTCGCAAGATCCGACGGTTCCGTCGACAGTTCCGCGTAGGCGCGTTTCTGCCAATAATTAGCCACGCGATCAGTCTACTAGCACCCGCTTCACGCCCTGGTCGATCAACGTCGCCTCATCCACGACCTCCGCGAAGTTCCCGACCATGATCTCGATGTACGGGATCACGCGCGGATTCCGTTTCTCCACCGTCAACACGTGCGGGTACACCGTCACCCGCATGATCTCGTCCCTCGGCAGCCACGTGTCCACGTCCTCGTGGATCGCCGACGCCAACGCGACACCCGACGGTGCCCACAAGTCCTCGACAATCAACCGTCCGCCCGGCACCAGCCACGGCCACACCATCTCGGGCACCCCGGGATGCTTCCAGATGATCACGTCGAATTCGTCACGGCCGAGCACGCCGAGCAGCGCGGCCTTGTCGGCCGGGTCGATCACGTGCACACCGACGCCGAGGTCACCGGTCGCGGGGTCCGCGTCGATCGCCGTCACCGTCCCGTCAGGGATCAGGTCCCGCCAGATCTCCACGTCGCCGCCGTTCTCCACCCCCACCAGCAACACCCGGGTCACGTGGTCGCCGACCTCCCGGTCGAGGGCGTGCATCATCACTTCCCAATGCCGAGTGACCAGCCCGGCATGGTTCAACCAACGAGAACGGAATTCCATTCCTCACCCCTCACCGTGATGTCGAATCGTTCCCGCACGATCGCGCGTTGCTTCTCCGCCTCGGCGCGGCGCACGTCCGGGTCCAACAGTTCCGTGACGTGATCCCGCCACTCGTCCGGGGTGTCGGCCAGCCGACCGACGCCGGCGTCGTACAGGATCCTGTACTCGTCCGTCGGGGTCGCGACGAACGGTATCCCCGACGCCGCGTATTCGAGGCCCTTGAGGTAACTCTTGGCCTCGTTGAACGGGATTCGGGTCAAGGGGACCAACCCGATGTCGATCGGGTCCAGGAGGGCCGGGTAATCCCTCACAAGGGTCATCGGGGCGGTGGACACGCGGCGGAGGCCGGCGCGGGCGGCGAAGTGTCGACCATCCCCGGGAATGTGCCCACCGTGATGCACGCCGACGCCGTGGTCCTTCACGAATTGCGGCAACCATTCGGCGAGCAATTCGATGTCCCCGGACCGCCACAACGTCCCGCCGACCCACCCGATCGTCGGCCGTTCCGGTTGTTCCACGATATGGAACCGGTCCGTGTCGATGGCGTTCCGCACCACCCGCACATCCCGACACCGCCGAGCGTAGAACTCGGCCAGGTAATCCGTGGACACCACCACCGTGTCGGCCGTCCGAATCGACGTCTCGTAGTGCATCCGGTTAGACATCGGGTTCCGGTGCGGGTCCGTCGACCTCGACGCGACGTTGTCCTCGTGCAGCCCGTAATGGAAGTCGTCGACGTCGACGATGATCCGGTCGCCCCGCGCCTGCATCATCCGGAACAGATCCGGGGTCGCCCGGTGCATGAACAACTTCAACACGTACACGTCCCACCCGGTCAACAGTCCGTCCTCGTACGCGAGGCCGATGCCGGTGTCCTCGCCGACGGCCGGCTGACCGATCCCGATCTCCCACCCGAACCGCTTCGATTCACGCGCCGGCAACACCATGCGATACCACGTGCACCCGTTCGGCTCGGGCGGATCTGTGCGCGTCCAATCGGTGCTAATCCATGCGGCGCTTGGCACGTTCCACCTCCACCATATGCAACGTCAACGCGTACCCGATGACATCGACGACCGTGTCGGGCTTCGCCTTGTGCACCTGCCGGGCGATCTTCATCCCCACCATGCACAGGGCGACCTGCTCGGCAGACACGGGGGTGTCGAGGATCACCGACCAGATGCGGGCTGCCCGGTCGAGGTTGTCGAGCGGATGCCCGTACTCGTGCTGTCGATCGTCGGACACCAGCCGCGCCGCGTACGCCGCGATGTCCTCCGGTGTCATGTCGGCGTTCGTAGACAATGCCCCTCCTGTCGGCGTTCGCGGTCAGTCTAGACCGAGATCCCGCCGCAATTCTTCACGCTCGGCCCGGGCGATTCGGTCCTGCGCTTCCTCCAACACGTCGTTGATCCCGGTGAGCGCGTCGCTCACCTCATGCAACCCACCACAACACCACTCGTCGTAGATGTACGTCACCGTAACGCGAAGCAACCCATCGTCGCCATGCCCTGATTGCGCATCATTGAGCAGCGTCAACCGGCGCGGATCGGCCGGCTTCGGTTCGTGTCCCATCGTTGTCCCCTCTCACAGGATCGCGAGATCGGTCACGCGTTCCCTCTCGGTCGTTACGAACGTGAGCATACCGATCTGCGACACCTGCCCGGTGGCCTGCCGGAACCATTCCGACCCGCCCTCCATCGCCGGGGCCTGCAACCAGACGCAGCCGCCCCAATCCGCGACCCGCAGATGATGGTAGTGACCGGTCACCAGGATGTCGGCGTCACCGATCGGCTGCCGGCCGCCAGCCTGACCCTCCCACCAGCGTTGCAGTTTCGCCTCCGCGTTCGATCCCCGCGTCGCGACGTGGCCGTGTGTGATGCCGACGATCCACCCGGCCGATGGGATCGTCAACGTCAGGTTATCCTTCGCGATCACGAACCGGACATGCCCGAACGCGTCCTCGTTCGCGGCGAGGATCTCGGCGACCTGTTCCACGATCGCGAGGTCGTCGTTGTCATGCACCCCCGTGAACCCTTTCCCGCCGTTCCGGTTCTCCCCATGATTCCCACCGACGGCGGCGACGGTGATCGAATCGAAGTGTCTCGACCACGCCTGCAACGCGTCGTTCAGCAACCGGCGCGTAATGGTCACCTGGTCCCGTCGATCCAACTCCACCGAGAAGGTCTGAGACGGGTAATGCCCCAAGCATCCCTCGATGCTGTCGCCGGTCCACAACACGTTCAGGTGCCCGACGGGTCGACCGATCTTCCGCAGTTCCTTCGCCCGAGCGATCACCATGTCGCGCCGGTCCACGATCCGTTGAATCGTCGCCTCAACCCCACCGTGGTCGGCTTTCCCGATCTGCCAATCCGCCAACGCCACATTCAACACCGCGTCGCCTGTGGGCTTGCGTTTCGCGGGCTTGCGCCGCAACGCGTCCTTGATCAGCGGCTCGAGGTCGGCGGTGACGGTGGTGCGACGTACGACCTTCGCCTTGAATTGACGGTTGTTCGTTCCGTCCTCGCCGCCCCACGTGTTGAACAACACCGGTTCCACGATCTGGAATTCCTCCGGATCGAGTTCCCACTTCCGCAGGATCGCATCCCACGAAGGCTCGCCCTGCACGGCGTCCGTCGTGAGCGTTCCCTCGGTGCCCAACCATTCAACACCGGGTCGCCACATGCGCTTCCGCGCCTGCAATTCGTCGTCCTGCTTGATCGCTTTCGTGAATTCATCCCGTAGGGGCATGTCACTCCTGCTGGTTAGCGGCCTTGCAACGCGGGCA